TCGCGCCCACTTGCCAGTTCGACCCACCATCCGTGGTAATCAGGGTAAACACATCAACCGCGCTTGCCGAGTTGGAAAGGGTCGGGGTCGTGCCACCGCTAAAGTTATACGCAGCACCCCAAGTCATCGTGCGAAGGGTAGCATCAGCTTGGCTACGGATCACAGTCAGGGTCACGGTGCTAGATGCCGGAACATTGGTCACGCTAACCGAAGTGATGTTGCCGGTCTGGGCAATGGTGCAGACCGAGCCAAGTGAGTAGTCAATGGTCACCGCGCCGGACTGTCCAGTCAATGCGTTTTTCTTCTCGCGCTGCAGGTTCAGGACAGCGTTCTTCAGCTCTTTGCCGCCAAAATCCACAGGGTTAGCTAGACCGAAGATAACCGTGTCGCCGGACTTGGTGAAGGTCAAGAAGTCGGTGCTGACAGCTTGGTAGCTGTTCGGTAGGGAAGCCTCTGCATCAACGGTGATGTAGGAAGCCGATCCAGACGCAGTTGCAGCAGTCGTATAGCCAGTAGCACCGCTATTGACCACGACAGCCTTGTTCGCATCCGTAGCCGGATTGATAACGGGCAGTTGGCCTTTGACATCAGCACATTGGGCGACCAGGACATCGGCACTCGTATACAGTTCCAAGCGGTAGGCAGAAGCCGACAGGTAGATGTTTTGTGGTGGTTTGCCTGCGCTGTTCAGCACAACAGGGTTAGTGTTGGCAGACGATAGGGCAGAGTTGCTGTAAGTGTTCAGCAGGCTAGAAGTCCCGTCAGCATAGGCATAGATCTTACCGCCCGAAAGCGGATTGCCGTTAGCATCAAAGAAGGTCTGAAGTTTATTTGCAAATAGGTAAGACATTATTATTCCTTAACGGGGTTATCAGTATACTCGCGGTCACCACCAAATCCACCGCCACTTGGGACAAAGTTTAATTTATATTCTTTTGCAAACTCTTGAATATCCTCGTCATCTCGATTCGCCTTAGCAAGCAAGTCAACCTGTGCAGCACCTGCTTTGGGCGGCATCTTTGATGTTGAAGCAAGCCAACGGACAAACTTTGGGTTAGTCATCAGTTTTGCAACAGAGTATGCGCCAACAGTGCTTATAATCGCAGCCTTTGCTGCCGAAACCGCACCTGCCGCAACCGCAGGGCCTGCGCCACCTGAAAGCGCACCAACAAAAGCCGGAAGGCCAAGAACAGCAGAAAGAACAGAGCCAGTAGCAGCCTGCCTAGCAGTACCTGGTCGATTGGCAAGATATGCGCCTGATTCGGTTATTTCTTTAGCTACCCTTGTTATTGCATCCATATCATCAGCAAATGTCTTACCAAACTGATTCCTTCCAAACAAGGCGCGCTTGGCTTCCTTTGACAAATTATTATAGTTGCGAAGGAATGTTACAGTATCAAATTGCTCAATAAGGGAAGCATCATCTGCGCCCTTTGCCTTGACACCAATTTTCTTCAAGAAAGCCGATGCAACAACCCTTCTTTGTTCAGGCGAAAGAACACGCATGACCCTCTCAAGCTGAGTTGCGCCATCGCTGACACCAGTTACCAGTCCTGTAAATATCTTTTCAGGCCCACCTTTCTTGTTAAGCTCTGCCCCAATATCGTCAAGCCATGACTGTGCTTTTTTGTAGTATGCGTTAGCAGACCTTAGCTTTGCTAGTGCTTCAGGATTATTTGCAAAAGATGCCTCAATGTCGGCAGTTAAGTTTGCGTATAAGGCTTTTAGTTGCGCTGTGTTTGTTTGATTGAATACGGAATCGCCTATAAGCTCACCAACCTTAGAACGATATGCCTTAAGCCCCTCATAAGGAAGCCCAGGTAGGCCGGCAGCAATCGAAGCATCTCTGTCTGCTTTTAATGCGTTGACAAGATTAGTTGTTGTCGGATCTGCAATAGCCTGTGATGAAGCCTGAAGCCCCTGTATTGGTGTGGTAATCTCATCAATAAGTTTGCTGGTATTGGCAAGTTGAACAGTATGATTTTGACCAATTAAAGTATCTGCTTCAGAATATAGCCGTTCAGCAGTACCACCCCTGCCAATAGTCCTTTGCCTAAATGCTTCTGCGCCTTCTTCAATAGCCTCGCCTGCTTTAGTTGGGCTAGATCTTGGTGACAATTCTTTTGCCATCTCAGCCACTTTTGTACCAATGGCTCTTTGCTGTGCTTGACCAAAATCTGCAATGACCGTGGCACTACCAGGATAGTTAGACAAACCCTGCTCAACTGTCTGCACGGTGCTTCTGCCAGATGCCTGCCCTGCCGTAGGAGTCGTACCAAGCCGTTCAAAATCCCTTACCGCCTGTTCAATCTGCTGTGTGGTAGCACCGCCTGCCAACATTCTTTTAGTTAGATTCAATAAAGGGCCAGTTATCGTAACCCCAAGAAGGGTAAGAATACCCGCAGCTTTTTGTTCACCGGAAGTCGCGCCAGTTTCACGGGCAATACTTTCAGCAGCACCGCCGGAAGTAGCGGCAGCATATTGCAATGGAAGCTGTGTCTTAAATGCCTTGATTGGAAGTTTTGATAGAGATGCGACAGGGCCGACATATTTGCCAATGGTCTGTACTGCTCGTTGACCAGGGGTTTCAGGAAGCATTAAGCCCAGATCGGTCATTGCGCTTTGTGTAAGATCTGTAAGGCTTGGCACTCTAGCTTCACGGGCTGGCCCTGTACCCGTAATAAGATCAGACATGGTTGTCTGTCTTTTTTGAGTTTCAGGAGAAAGCCCTGGAGTCTGCGCTGCATAAGATGGTGGTCGTGCGTATGGGGCTACAAGGTCAAGAATTTCCGTATTACCCTCTACAAGGCCTCGCAATAATGAAGCCCCAAGCCTTTTTGTACCCTCTACATCTTGAGCAATTTTTGCTCTGTATTCAGCAGGGCTGTCCCATAGGCTAATCATGCCTAGTCCACCATCAAGTTTTTCCATAAAACTCAACGGCTCATTGCTCATCCTTGCAATGCGTAGTTCTTCTTCGGTTGGCCTTACGGTTACCGAATCCAAATAAGTCGCCGTAGACAAAGCCCCTGAAGGTGGCGGTTGAACGGGCGCAGCCTGTGATGGTGTAATGTTAAGGGGCTGGCCTTCTACATACTCTTTATCACCGAATCTCATTATTTTTTGCCTTTCGGTTTCACATATCGTTTGCCATCGCGCAGGTCAATATAAACAATGTCTTGGTCAGGCGAATAAAGGGCATCATATTCTGATTTAGAATTGACCATTGCATTTGCGCCATACAAGTCAAGATAGTATTGAGTAATTTTATTCAAATTATCAAAGTTGTTTTGCAAATACTTATTTAGTTTCGGCAACATTTCGCCAAATGCTGCAGTTTCCGATGCAGCGGCAGGGTCGCCAGGGGTTCTTTGCACTTTCCTGACAAGCGGCTCTATTCGAGTACCAAGTTCAACAATTTGCTGCCCAAGCGGAGTTCGTGCTGAAACAAACTGGTCAATCGGGCCAGTATCAAACATTGGATTATTTTCAAGTTTTTGTAGCGCATATTCATATTCTTTAAGATTTCTTAATACGAATAGCTTTTCTTTTCTTGATACATCTGCTTTTTGTGCTTCTGTTTTTGCATTTGCCTTAAGATTTTCTAGCTCTTGTTGCATTTTGTCTAACTGAGTCTTGGTAAAGCCTTTCAAAGGAATGGGGGAAAACTTCTTTTCACCAAGCGATGTAATCTGACCGCTAAACTCGGCAGGGTCACGACCTGAAGCAACTATTTCCTCGGCGGTCATGTCACGGGATGTTTCTGGCGGTTGCTGTCCGGCAGTTGGCCTCGGTGGGCCTGAAAACCGCATTCCACCTGGAACAACCTCTTGCTTGTATCCACCAGTCGCAGCATATTCCATGCCCTCAACACCAGGCGAACCAAAGCGGTTGGGCGCACTTCCGGCAGGCATAAGTTCTGCAAACTGTCCTGGCTCTTGAGCCAACATATTCACACCTTGAAAAAGCTGCTGTGAACTCACAGGAAGCACCATGCCCATAGGAGATGCCATCGCCAGTCCACCGCCAAGAGCATTTCGCGGTTGTGGGGCAAACTCATCAGCCATTACTGCATCTGCACCCTTCAGCATCATATTTCCCATGCTGGGCATGATCTGCGGTTGTTGCAGCATAGCGTTCTCATCAATGCCATATCCGACATTGGTTTCGCCTGCCTGATTGGTCGGGCTTGGGGCATTAAAGTTACGGGGTGGAAGCTCGATCTGATTAGGAACGGGTTGTGGTGCTGTCGGTGGCTTGCCAAGTGCGTTTGGGGTTTCGGGAACAGAACTTGGTTTTGTGACACCCGAAGGCCAGTCATCAGGATACATTTGGAAGTATTCTGCAACAGGTATTTTTTTACCGTATTGCCTTCTGTCTTTAACGAAATCACCAACAACCCTGCTTCCGCTTGGCAAGTCAACGGTGTCAACCATCATTTGAGAGCCGTCAGGAAGCGTAACCTTTTCTTCCCCAAAGATTGACTTTCCACCTTTCTCGCCACCACGGGCAACGATGGTTGGCTGTCCGCCTGGTCGTTGAGCATACCGAACCTGCCCCTCACCCAATGTAAACTCCTCGGCAGGAACAAGCGGTTCAAGGAACGAGATAACCTTGCCAAGTGATTCTTTGTTGGTCGGGTCTTTAGAATCCCAAACAGACGGGAAAACACCCTTTGCTTCCGGCATCAGGCTTTCCCATTTCTGCCGATAGGTTTGGTACATTGCAGACTGCTTATCTTCTGACAGACTGCCAAACTGTGTCATGCTCGCATATAGAACCTTAGCTTTTGCTTCCTGTTCGGTACGGGCTTTTTGCTGCAAAGCAAGCTGTTTTTGTTGTTCAGCTAACCTATCTGCATCAACCTGCTTGCGAATGTCATACATACTAATCGGAGATTTAATTCCGCTATAAACATCTTGATAAATCATGGTTTCATTTCCCCGATAATGGTCTTGCCAATGTCACCAATTACACTTTGCCAGGTATTGCCCTTTGATACCTCTTTCCCTGCTTTAGATTGGGCTTGGATACCGCGAGCCTGTCCATACAGATTTAAGAAGTTTCCAAGTGACTGTGCCTGTCCTGATGCGCCTGACATACCAGTTTCAACACCGCCATACAAGCGTCTTAGGTAGTTCTGCATCTGATTGCCTGCAAGGGCTTGGTTGTAATCCATAAACTGCTTCTGAGCCTGACCACCCAAAAGGTTGCCCTGTGCAGCAAACTTTCGTGCCAAGTCGGATTGTCCTTGCTGCAATGCAAACTTGTATTCCGGCATTTCGGTAATGGCTGAGTAGTCACCACGAGCTGCGGCTTCTTCAAAGGCTCGGAGTCGGTTCAGGGATTCTTGACCATACTCACCATAGGGCTGATACAAAGCACCCATCTGACCAGTCGTGATTCCTGCCTGGCGAATGACATCTTCCATCGCCTTTTGATAGGCCTTATCTGCCTTGCTTGCCGATTTTCCTGCGATTGCGCCACCAAGCAAAGATCCGCCAATATCTACTAGTGCGTCACCCCAACCCATAATCCACCTCAAACCTGTATTGAAAGATTGCTACATCACATTTTGGTGCGTTGATAACACCAACCAAATCAAATCCTGTCTTACTGATCGCATAATAGCCACTTGTATTGTCAAGTTCAACACACGCTATCAACTTGGTAACCTCTGCGAAGTCCACCAACCATGCCAAGACATCCTCGACACATTCCGATGCCCTGTCTGCCACTTCAGGCATGAAGGCTATGTATAATTTATGCACACCATCAATGTCAGACTTGCTGATGGATGCCACGAAGGTATGGTCGTCATTGACCAAACAGATGCTGTCATCGTAGACCTTGAACAGACTGCCGCTAGAACCGTCTAGAATCGCCTGTACCGCGTTTTGGTCATAAGACTGGTGCATTACTCAGCCCTCACATAAAACCGCACACCAAGCGTTCTAGGGCGACTATCAACGGTAGCCATGTTTCCCTGGTTAGCCCCTGACACGGTAGCGCCTGTTCCTGAAGCCACGGTTGCGTAGGCATGGGTATGCAGCAGGCCAAGTGTGTTATTGCCGAAGTACGAGCCAACCGCAGACGATCCGGCATCCGCTAGGTACATACCATCAGATACAGACGGGATGGTTTCTGTGCCTAATACATCATACAGCTTGGGGTATTGCGCTCGGCTGTAAGTCGCGCCAGTTGCTAGGTAGCCCGTTGGTGGGGTGTTAGACAGGCTTGCAATGATACCGCCCACGGGAATCTGGGTCGCGTTCAGCTCTCTAAGGAAGTCATAGAAGTCCTTAGTCGGAGTCCCGTCAGGGTTAATAAACTTGATGCGGATGTGGGGCAGAAGGTTAATCATTGCGTCAGATCAAGAATCGCAGCAATCAGTTCGCGCCTGCTGTTACCGCTTGTCGAAATCTCAAACAGACGGACTTCCATGCGCCCCAGGTTATAGAATTGCAGCTTCTTGTTGTATTCACCCACATCGCCCAGGGTCACCTTGCGGTAGTTGCTGAATGTGCGCCCGAAGTCATCAGAGTATCTGAACAGCACTTGGCTTGTGGTATTGGCAGGCACATCGCCCGTATTCATTACCAGTTGCATACTGTTACAGCGTAGGAATTGTTGGTTATTGTGGTAATACTGTGTTCTGCGCTTGCACACAAGCATATTGCTCGCATCATCATCGCGGTAGTAGTCCCAATCAAACAGGTAGACATTGCTATTGTTGCGGTTGATGTTATAGAGCTTGTTGCCGACACGCACGACATCCCAAGTATTGCTGTTGTTAGCCCCAAAGGATTCGCGCCGATGCCAAATCTGCGTACTGATGTCGTAGCAGAAGGTCATACCATCCTGAATGGTCAGGCAGTAGACCAGGTGACCACGGGATTCCCAAAAGTAGCTGTGAGCCGTAGAGATGTCCTGTGACTTGCCAATCTCGGCTTCGATAGCATGGGTGCTGATACGCTGCGGTTGATACCCGTTAGCCAAGTAAACAGATCCGTCATCGCCAAGCCAAAACGGGACACCGCCAATAACCTGTATGCTGTCACGGGCAGCACAACCGCGCTGAATCACCGTGCCGTTATTGCGCTCAAAGCTAGTCCCCGCGTTGTAGAAGGTTTCAATGGTGCTTTGGTTAAAGACCCAAACCTCTCGGCTTGTGACAGCCAATCCCACAATACGGTCAGGGGAAGCCTCAGATGAATACTGGTCAAATGCGCTGAAGGTCAGGGGGTCTGCAACATCAGAAGTGAACCAGGATGTGCCATCGGGCTTTACCCCAATCATGTATTGGTCAAGGAAGTTGCAGGCTATCGAGCCACCAAAGTCCACAATCTGAGTCAGGGTGTCATTGGTCGTATTGTAGACATAGCCGTTCTGACCGCTATAAATGCTGATGTCGTAGCCAGTCCCGTTTTGCATGAAGTCCATGTAGCACCGACCTGAACCGAATACCACGGTCTTAGTCCCCGTGACTGGATACATGGTCGCGCTGTTACTATGAAAGCCGATACGGAACAAAGCCCCGTCAACCACAATGTAAAGGGTGTTATCAACGACAAGGGTAGCCTGTGTCGCGCCAGTATCCCACGAGTTCAGGGTAATTGCCCTGTTCGCCGGAACGGTCTTTAGAAGGACAGGACTACGCGCCCCGTCAGCAACCTCTACAATCTCAGGGATGTAGTTGACCGTATCCTGGTTCGCTACGGGCAGGGTGTCATCTGTATAGAAACCGCCAAGAATGTTGACAGGGGTGAGAGCCATTTGTTACCCATTCGTTATGGTGAAATACATATAAGTCTGTGGCAGTTGGTCAACATTGTTCAGCACAGGGGCATTTGCGTAGGCATCGCGCAGCATGGTCGAATAAGCATCATCGGCAGCAGCAGCGAACATTTGAGTAGGCTCAAGCTGATACTCGGACAGCAAGTCCATGCCCAAGATGTAGATCATTGCCCGTTTGTGCTTGTCTAGAACATACAGGGTGTCGTTTGCGGTAGTCACATCTACCCATGAAATCTCAAGGCCGTCAGCCTCAAGTCGGTGCATCAGTAGGTTAAGGGTTTCAATACCGCGCGTGATGTCATCGCCCTCAATCTCTTGGCTGTTGTCGCGGATACCGGCTCGATAGAACGAAGCCTTAATTAAATCACCTACGGTTACCATAATCTTCCCTTAAAAAATGGGGGGTATTTCTACCCCCCATCTTAGTACTACAAAGGTATGTAAAACAACCCTTAGTTGGACTGGATACGGCAGGCCAGTTGCGGACGCAGAGCCTTGTAACCGTACAGGATATCCAGACGGCACGGGAAGGCATCGTTGTTGACATCGTACTGGCGAACCACACGGATGCTAACACCGTCATACACTTCACGGGCAGCGAAGTCGACCCCTTGCGGCATGACGAGATCGGCAGTCGCGAAGGTAAAGGCATCTTTATGGAAGGCCAACGAAGTCGTGGTGACATCCGAAGCGGTGTTAAAGACGGTGATGGCAGCATTGTCAGCCGGAACAGCGTTGACGGTTTGCAGCGCACCCGAAGCCACGATGCTTGGGAAGATGGACACAGTACCTGCGCCACCGGTGTAGGCCGAAGTCACAACGAATTGTTGCAGGATGCCAGTCGACAGACGGGATTCAGGATGCACGGCGAACACATTGGCGATGGTGAAAATCGCACCACGCGGAAGCGCACCAGTACCAGTATCAACAATCAGCGAAGAACCCGATTGAGCAGCACCGTTGACCAGGTAACCTGAGCCTGCGCCATTGGTGAAGTTCGGAATCAGGGTGTTTTCGTAGATGCCTGCGAAACCGGCAGTACGACCAACCATACCTTCACGGTATTGCTTGCTGATTTCGGTGCTGTCTTGGAACAGACCTTTCAGCGAGTCAACCAAGTCCACATTGTCCTGGGTGTTCAGAATCAGGTTGCGCTCACCAGACGGGGCAAGGTTGTCGGACAGCTTCTTACGGGCTTCAAGGACATTCTTGAAGGTGGTGGCAGAACCGGCAGCACCCACAGCGTTCGGCACATCAAGGCACATGGTGAAGGCATCAGATTCAACCGAAGCAACCAGTTGAGCCATAGCCGGTTCAAGGATGCGCTTGCTGAAATCGTCAAGGGACAAGGTCAGGTCGGCAGAGGTGAAGTTAAGGTCAACACCCTTTTGGTTGTTAACTTGCAGGGTGGTCGATTGCTCGGTGGTATCTTGAGCAGACAGGGTAGCACCAGTACGAACCACATAACGGTTCGGCAGACGGATACGCAGGCTGTCACCGATTTTGGCACCGGCTTGGGCAAACGAGTCGTCATAGGCGCGATTCATCGATCCGATGAAGTTGGCCTTTTGGTGAAGGATGCGCAGGGCTTCCTTAGTAATCATGTTGGGAGTAAGCAGGGTATTAGCCATTACAGTTTTCCTTTACAAATTGAAGTTAATTAGCGTTTAGATAGTTGTTTGTTTCGCCATTTGACCCATTCGTCCATCGACATATTTTCCGGTGACTTAGCGGTTGCACCACCACGGGAAGAAACAGACGGAACGGGGCTAGGGGCATTTGATACTTTACCGGCAGCAGATGCACTTGTTGCCTGGTTGATTTTCTCACTAATGTCGCCAATCGCCAGGTATTGTTCTCTTGGGGAAAGGTTGGCAACACGATAAGCAATGTCCTTATAGGTGGCTAAGA